CAGTCGGCGGACAAGATATGCAAGTCTCTAAAATACTAGAGGGTGTTGTGAGAAACATTCAATCAACATCAAATGCACCAGCTCAATATAAAAAAGCATTTAGACACGCACTAGGTGGTATTGGATGGTTAAGAGCTTTAACCGAATATTCAAGAAAAGATAGTTTTGATTTAGATATTAAAATAGAGGCAGTACCAAACAGATGGTCCGTATTAATTGATCCAAGCGCAAAAGAATCTGATTATTCAGATGCAAATTATGCTTTTATATCAGAGAGAGTAAGCAGAGACGAGTTTTTTAAACGATATCCAAACGGAGTCATAGGAGAACTTGGAGAAGATGCAAACGCTGATATATGGTGGGGCGATGATAAAACAATTACAATTTCAGAGTATTTTAGACGTGAGCCAGCCAAAAGAACACTTTTACTTTTAAGCAGTGGTGAAACTGTTTATAAAGATGAAGTTGAAGACGTTTTAGATGAACTTCAAGAACAAGGTATAACAATTGAAAGAGAAAGGACAGTTGATACTTATAAAATTATTTGGTCTAAAATTACCGCAAATTCAATACTAGAGGAAGATAGAGAATTTCCTACATCAACAATCCCTTTAGTCCCTGTACTTGGTCGAGAAATAAACATAAGAGGCAAGAAAAAGTATCAAGGATTAATCACAAATGCTAAAGACTCCCAACGTATGCTTAACTATTGGCAAAGTGCAGCAACAGAAAGAATTTCATTAGCGCCTAAGTCTCCTTATATTGCAGAAGTTGGAGCAGTTCAAGGTCGTATCGAGTGGCAGACTGCAAACACTAAAAATTGGAGTGTACTTACTTATAACAAAGGATTTCAACCGCCACGAAGAGAATCGCCACCGCCAATGCCAATAGCAGAACTAAATATGGCAACAAATATGCAACAATCTATTCAAAGCTCAATAGGGATTTATGATGCTTCAATAGGTAAAGAAAGCAATGAGACAAGCGGAAGAGCTATTTTAGCAAGACAAGGCGAAGCAGATACAGGTACTTTTGAGTTTGTGGATAATTTAGCAAATGCAATGCGAAGAATCGGGATATTATGTGTTGAAATGATACCTACAGTCTATGATACGGAGAGAATTTTACGCATTAAAAACCCAGATGGTAGTGGCGACTTTGTAGAGATAAACAAAACTATTACTGATGAAGAAACAGGCAAAGAGATAGTGATTAATGATTTATCACTTGGAAAATATGATGTTACAGTTACAACAGGTGCTAGTTATGCAACGAAACGAATTGAAACAGCAGATAGTATGTTACAGTTTATGCAAGCAGTACCGCAAGCATCACAAGTTGCAGCAGACTTGGTTGCTCAAAATATGGACTTTAACAACAGCGAGGAAATTTCAAACAGGTTGAAAAAAATGTTACCGCCAAATCTATTGACACCAGAAGAGCAAAAAGAAATAGCTAAAAACACACCTAAACAAGAAACACCGCCACCAAGTCCAGAGCAAATAAAAGCAGAATCAGACTTGCAACTTAAACAAATGGAAATTGAATCTGAAAAAATGAAACTTGAATATCAGGTGCAATTAGAACAAATTAAACTCCAAACAGCAGAGCTAAATCTACGAGCAAAAGAGGTTGAAAAAGGGAAAGAAATCAAAGAAGAAAATGAAGAAGCGGAAAAAGATGCACTTGCGCAACAAATTGCAAAAAATGTAATACAGGAAAACAACTCCTAATTTATATTAAAATATGCTATAATTACTTTACACAAGATATTTATCTCTTGTAAATCGAGCCAAAAAGGTGTACGAATGAGTGAAGAAGTAAAAGAACCAGAAAATGCTTTTGAAATAGAAAGCGTTGGAAGAAGTGCAGAGGCAGAAAAGCCTACAGAAGAAAAACAAAACGACAACGAAGCGGAAAAAGAAGCGGATGAAAACAATTCAGAAGCAGAAAAAGAGGCAGAAGTTGGTACGGAAAGTCAGCCGAAGAAAAAAAACAGAGCAAAAGAACGTATTGAAAGACTTGCAAGAGAGAAACGAGAGTTAGCAAAACGTGTTCAAGAACTTGAAGAGGCTAAGGAGAGCAAACAAGAACTTGATCCAGATGATTTTGAAGACTACGACTCTTATTTAGATGCAATGTTGAAACAAGACGAGGCAGAAGAGCCTAAAAAACAAGCTCAAGTAAACGATGATTTTCAAGAAGTATTAGACAGTATTGAAGTAAAGTTTGATGAAACAAGAGATAAATATGAAGATTTTGACGAACTTGTTTCAAAACAGCCTGCAGATGGTGGTCCGCATATAACACCCTCAATGGTCGAAGCGATGAACGAAATTGATAACAGCGGAGAAGTTGCATACTTTTTAGCTAAAAATGTAAACGAGTCGATTCGTATTAGTGAGTTAAGCACTATCAAGCAAGTTATGGCTATTGATAAACTAAGTAGCCAAATTAAAAAAGAAAATGTAGCACCGAAAAAAGAAGTGAAAACTACGAAAGCACCAGAGCCAATCAATGCTATTGGTGGTGGAGAAATTCCAAACACTACAATTGAAAGTGCAAAATCTTTTGCCGATTATGAGCAAATTAGAAAACAACAAACCAGAAAAGAATGGTAAGGAGATAGAAAATGCCTCAAACAACAGGAGACGGTGGAGTATACTTAACAGATGATATCATCTTAAATGAAGCAATGTTCCAATACAAAAACAATTTAGTTGCGTGTAGAAACGTATATCGTGATTTAGAAAAACGAGTGGTTAATGGTGTTGGAGAGCAAATCTCCGTGAAAAAACCATTTAGAAGCAAGTCTACAGAGGGGAGAACTCTTGGTAAATCTCCATTAGTTGATAATTCAGAAAGTTTAGTTATCGACAGACAACGTAACGTTGGTTTAGAGTTCACAGTCAAAGACAGAAGCCTATCTATTCAGGCGTTTAGTGAGCGTTACATTATGCCAGCAATCGGGGAAATTGCAACACTTGTTGATAAATCAATTTTTGATGCTGCAAATTTAGGTGCATATTTCACAACAGGTACAACTGGATCAGGTCTTACACATACATCAATGATGTTTTCAAAAGCAGATGCAAATAATGTTGCAATTCCAGATGATGGAAATCGTAAAGCTATGTTAAATGAGATCGATGCTGCAAATGTTTCAAGTGCTGTATCTTCACTTTTCAATGAAAAAATGGTTGGAGATTCAGTTAGAAAAGGTTATATGGGTAGTCTTAGTGGTTTTGAAGTATTCTCTTCACAATTAGTTCCAACACATACAGTTGGAGATTATGGTGGCACTCCGCTATCAAATGGAGTTGATCAAACAGGCTCAATTATTGTTACAGATGGTTGGACTGCTTCAAAAACAGGGCTTTTAAAGAAAGGCGACACAATCACTTTTGCAGGTGTATATGAAATCAATCCCGTTACTTATGAGTCTACAGGTCGTTTGCAATCATTTTTAGTTACAGAAGATGTAAACAGTGATGCTTCTGGTAACGCAACAATTTCAGTTTCTCCATCTCTAAATGATGGTACTTTAACAACTACTGATGCAGAGGGTAATACTATTTCATTATCAGCGTATCAAAATGTTTCAGCTCCAATCGCAGACGGTGCAGCAATCACAGTAAACGGAGATGCAAACGGTGTTTATCGTCAAAACTTCTATTGGCACAAAAACGCAATCGGTTTCGCAATGGTAGATTTATATCTTCCAGAAAGTGCAGCAAGAGCAGCAAGAGTACGTGATAAAGATACAGGTCTTAGTTTATCATTAACAAAAGATTATGATATCAACGGACATCAAGAGGTCACACGTTTAGATGCACTTTGGGGTGTTAAGGTTATGAATCCAGAGTTAATTTTTAGAAATTTAGCTCAAAAAATCAACTAGGTTGATAGTATCCTCTTCTAAAGAGGGTATTATTCAATTTATTAAAAAGGTTTTATTATGAGAAAATGGCTATATCACAAAGACGCAGAAGCAACAATTTTCAAAGGCGATGAAGCAATTAAAAAGGCTTTAAAAGAGGGATGGGTAGAATCTCCAAAAGACTTAGAAGCGGTTACAATAGATGCAAAAGTTGTCAAACGACAAGCAAAAAAACCAATCAAAGAATAAATTATGCTCATATCTAAAACTATAGATGCTTCACTAAGAAAGCTAGGAGTTTTAACAGCACAAGATGAAGCAGCACCAGCAGACCATCAATTAGGCTTAGAGACATTAAACCGTATAATTGACTCATACAACACGCAAGGCTTAACAATTACGTATCTCGAAGATATAGAGTACAATTTAAGCACTTGGAAAAACCCTATCACTATTGGATATAGTTTAGATATAGACGAGCAAGCACCGACACTTATTCAAGACTTATATTGGAGTCAATCAGGCACTACTTACAGATCAAAAGAAATGACATTTAATCAATGGGCGGACATTGCAGTAAAAAACAATATTGCAATTCCACGAAGACACCACGTTCAAAAAATGAATGATAATGCAGTAAAAATCTATTTTGATTATATTCCACAAGATGGATTAACACTTCATTTAATGGCAAGACGACCATATACAGGTGTAAATGGCAATGGAAATGAGTTTTTACCTACAGACGACATTAATTGGAACTTTGGTTTTGAAAAAATGCTCATGTATCGTTTAGCAGTTGAATTAAGTCCAGATTTTGAAGTACCATTATCTCAAGCACTTGTTGGACTTGCAACAGAAGCAGAGAAAAATGTTTTTGAGTATAATTATCAGCCAGCAACATTAGATAGTGATGTTTCTTTAAATGGAAATGTCAGAATAAGAAGAAATGGACGAGGGGGCTATTAGTGCCTAACTTAACACAAATTCCTTTTGCTATTTCAAGCGGTAGCACATACTCAAAAAGAAACAATAGTTCTGCTCTGGTTAATCTATATGTACAAATAGAAGAGCAAGGAAGCAAGACTAACCATATATTACTTAACACTTCTGGCTTAAAAATGATTAGAGAACTAGATTATGAAATTTTAGGAATATATGAATTTTTAGAAAAGATTTATATCGCTACTTCAAATTATCTTTATCAAGTAAGCGGAGACACTATCAAGCCTATTGGAAAAGTTGAATTTAAAGATAAAGTAATTTTTTCAGACAATGGAATAGAACTCATAGCAGTAAATGGGAATGGATACGCATATAATCCTACAAGTGACACTTTTAAGGATATGAGTATAGAGCAAGGTTGGTATCCAGCAGATACAGTTGCTTATATGGACGGGTATTTCATATTTAATCGTACAGGAACAGGGCAATTCTTTATATCAAAATTGTATAGTACAGAGATAAATCCGATTGATTGGGCGAGTGGGGAATCAGCACCAGACGATACAGTCGGGGTAATTGTAGCATCAAGACAATTATGGATAATTGGGGAGAGAACTATTGAGACTTGGTATGATAGTGGCGATCCAGATTTTCCTTTTACACGTGTAAGTGGTGCAGTCAGTGATATAGGATGCGCGAACAATAAAACTATAGATAAAATAAAAACGTCAGTTTTGTTTGTTGGGATAGATAATAAAGTGTATATGACAAATGGTTACGCTCCTGCAGTTATAAGCACACCATCCGTTGAACTCGAACTTATAAATAATGATAGAGACAAATTAACAGCATTTACCTATACAGAAAACGGAAGTTGGTTTTACGTTTTAACAATTAGTGATGATTTAACTTTGGTATATGATCCAGACACCGCACAATGGCACAGACGGTCAAGTCTTGGTAAAAAATGGAAAGTTTCAGGTGCAATAAATCTATATGATAGTGGCGAAGTCTTAGGATATTCAGGAAAATACTTAAATTCAGTCTCGATAAACCATTTAACAGAAAATGGCGATACAATATGCAGAGAAGCTATTACGCTGCCTATTAACAAAACTGTAAATCGAATTAGAATACATGAACTGCAGTTAGATATAGAATCAGGACACGACACAGAGGCAAATGTTATCTTGCAATTATCAAAAGACAGTGGGAAAACTTGGGATAATAAAATAACAGCAACAACAGGAGCAGTTG